GGGATAAATCCAAGAGGTACATGGTTACATACAAGGTATTGAAGATATTGCTATCGTAGGTCCTATTATTAAGGAACTAATGGATGTGGGTATTAAAAATGATGACAACCTTGTCAAACTAGCCACTCTGTATCAGAGGATAATGTCCAAACAAACTATTGATGAAAGTGGAGTTAGTTTATTATCTGATGAAGAGAAAGAACAACTTATGGCTTCCCTTGAAGATGTAGCAGAAGACTTACAGAAGAAGAAAGATGACATCGTTGATATGACTGAGATAAGACAAAAGTATGGTGACTCATAATGTCTCTAGGTAGAATTTTTGATGATGTAGCAACTAGAGCTATAGAGTTTAATTTAGGTTTTGTTAGTAGAGTTTCTATTAACAAAGATACTCTTTCTCAACAACTAGAAGAAACGCAATCATCTCAAATAATAGAGTTGAAACCTCTTAATACTACGTTACCGACTATACAAAGAAAAATAACGGCAAGGCCTTTATTTAGAGGTATAAGTGATTCAATTACAAGAGGTGATATTGTTTTGTTTGCTAGAATTGCTAAAAAGTTTTACTATATAGGTCCATTAAATACTTTTAACGATCCAAATGAAACGTATTCTAATTTTTACAATAGTAAATTAGAAAGTAGAGGTTTGTATCTTAAAGATGAAATTGAGCAATCCACAGGTCGTGGTAAAGAATATGCTAAAAAGACAGTAAAAAAATTACAAAAAAGAAAAAATAAATTAGACTTGTATAGTGATTTTGGTTACGGTCCATCAAAACACTCTGATGTGCTTTTGGAGGGTAGACATAGTAATGCAATTAGGATTGGTTCAAGAACTAAATATCCATTACTTAATATAAGTAATAACAATAATAGTATAGAAGAATCATTAAGTCAAGGTTCTTTAATATCACTTTTATCTAACGGTTCTTTGGAAGAAAACTTTACGCTTAATAGTGGGTTTCTATTATCAGCTGATTTATTAACAGAAAACGACAATCCTCTTTTTAAACTAAATTTAGGGAATGATAATACAGAGCAAGTTTTTGATTATGATTATGGGGAGGTACAGAGCACAACTACGTTTGACCAAATCATAATAACATCTGATAAAATAACATTTGATGCTAGAGATCCACAAGGAGATTTTACTGTATCATCACAAAGAAATATAAACTTTGGTTCTAAACAAAATTTTACATTAAACAATCAAGGTAACTCAGTTATTAATTCTGGTAATATTTATTTAGGAGTACCAGCAAAGTCTAAAAAAGAACCGTTGGTATTGGGTGATGAACTTAGGACATTATTATTAGATATTATGACTATATTACAAGATTCACGAGCATTAGTTCAAGGAGTTCCGATTCCATTGTATGACCAAACTTCTCAACCAATGTTTCAGAGAATACAGAGTTTGATAGATAAACTACAACCAAGAGAACAAGATGACAATGGAATTTATCAAGATGGTAATACGCCATTTTTAAGTAAACATCATTTCATAGAAATAAACAATAGGGAACAGAATAATGAAGGTTAATATATTTAAGAAATTAATAAGAGAAGTAGTAAGAGAAGAGTTGGATTATAAATTTAGCCGACTTGAAAAAAAATTAGATGAAGTGTTAGTTAGCTCTAATTCTAATAGTATAGTTGAAGATAGAGTGTCACAACTTAACTCATCTCCGACTAAAAAAACAAAAACTCAGTCAAGAGTTCCGACTCCAACATTACCATCAACCAATACTGTGCTTACAAAAGATAGTGTCCTGAATGATATTCTTGCTGAAACAGCAGCGTCTGATGATTGGAAAAAAATAGATGAAGAACCACAAGTTCAATCTGTAACGGAAAATACTCAAGGTCTACCAGACCATCTGGCAAATGCTCTCAACAAAGATTATTCACAAGTAATGCAAAAAGTAGAAGAAAAGGCAAAGTTTAAAAATGGGACTTAAAGACGATATATTCACAGCTTTGATTAACAATATTCAACCAGATAATATTGGTGACAATTTTGATTTATCGGATAAGGACGTTGATAAGGTAGATACTTTAGCACAAGACTTGACTAATGCTATTGTAAAGTTTATTCAGGCTCAAACCTTTGTTGTGACAGAGCTTGAAGCATCCCAAACTTTAACTAATGTAACCTCATTACCTACGGCACCAGGTGCACCAGCAGTAATACCATTATTAAATGTAACAACTGCTGTTAGTGATAAGGGACAAAAACCAACTAATTTAAAAGGTGGTGGTAAAGTGGAATCAATGAAAAGCAAAGTACAATTAAAAAGAGCCGTAGAGGTGTAAGATGCCAATACTCGATAGAAGAAAAGATAGATTTTTAGAAGACCAAGATACAAGAGTATCTGTGGGAATCGACTTTCCTTTTGGTAGAGTTGGTAATGGCGATGGATTTTTCAAAACTACAAAGACAACAATAGATGCTATAAAAAACAATATTAAACTTCTTTTACAAACTAATCAAGGTGAAAGAATGTTTCAACCGAACTTAGGAATGAACTTAAAAAATCTTTTATTTGAACCTATGACCGAAGACTTAACAATACAAATAGAAAATAATATTGTAGATGTGTTTGAAAGATGGCTTCCTTTTGTTGAGTTAAGAAATATAGATATAGATAATAAAAACGAATTGAGTCAAACAAAAATTAATATAGAATTTAATATAAGAAGAGCACCTAATTCTTTAGAAAGTGTTCAAGTTACATTTGATGGTGTTGGTGATGGAAGTTCTACCAGCACTGGTGGTGGAGCCACAGGTGGGGCTACTGGCGGAACTAGTGGTGGTGGCGGCGGTGGTGGTTACTAACACATAGGAGATATTAATGGCATATACAGAAAAACAAAAAGTAAAACCAACAAATGTAAATTACACAAGTAAAGATTTTAGTTCAATAAAAGCCGACTTGATTGAATATACTAAATCTTATTTTCCTGATACATACAAAGATTTCAACGAAACATCGCCTGGTATGATGTTAATAGAATTATCAAGTTATGTTGGTGATGTACTTTCTTATTATATTGATTATAATTATAAAGAAAATCTTTTAACTACTGCTACAGAGAAAAGAAACATTCGTAGGCTATCAGAATTTCTTGGATATAAAACTCCAAATAAAACACCGTCAGTTGTTAGGTTAAAAGTACAAACTAGTATCGGTGCCGATAGTACAACTGGTGAACCACTTTACGGTGAAGCACCATCACCTATAGATAGCGAATTACAAGTTACCTCAAACATAGATTCTGAAATTGTTTTTGAGACAACTGATGAAATTGATTTCACATCAAGTGGTTCAGGTGATCCTATTATAAGTGCTCCAATACTTGATGGTAATGGAGAAGCTAGTTCATATACTCTAACTAGATATGTAAGAGCTATATCAGGTAAAACTAAATCAAAAACTTTTAATATTACAACTCCTACAAAATTTTTAGAGTTAGATTTAGGTGAAAGTGATTTAATAGAGGTATTGGACTGTACAGATGGCTCTGGACAAAAATGGTATGAAGTAGACTATTTAGCACAAACTAAAATTTTGAAAGAAACACACTATAGTGACGATTCAACTAGAACAAGTGCCTATGACCAAGGTGATGCATCAACTGAAACTTCAACAATACCTATTCCTTATGTTGCCGAGTATATATCTTCTACAAAAAAATTCACGACTAAATTTGATGAAGACACAGGAACATACAAAGCTTGTTTTGGTAATGGACTATTTAGATTTAGTAACTCTGGTTCAAATGTGGATCCTGTTGAACAAGCCGGTGTAACAATAAACGGCACTAATCTTGCCGATGTTCCAAGCGCTATAGGAGTTGCAGTTGGTAATAATCCAAACTTAGGTGAGACACCATCGAACACTTCTTTGAGATTTACCTATAGAGTTGGTGGTGGAGCTGAATCTAATATTCAAGCTGGAGAACTTACAACAGTAAGTAACCCACCAGCTGGTGTTTCTATAACCGTAACAAACGATGAGCCAAGTGTTGGTGGGACAGACGGACAAACTGTAGATGAGATAAGAAACAATGCTTCTGCCTTTTTTGCGTCTCAACTTCGTTGTGTAACCAAAGAAGATTACCAATCAAGAATATTATCTTTACCACAAAAGTTTGGTAGTATTGCTAAATGTTATGTTGAAAGAGTAGAGGGTGGAGCTCTGTTAGTTTCCACACTTTCTTACAATCAAAATAAACAATTAGTTCAAACACCGCAGCTAGTTTTACAGAATATTGGCACATACCTGAATCAATATAGAATGATAAATAATCAAGTAGGTTTTGGGTTTACATTGAATGATACTTTATTTTCTGGTTATGTAATAAACTTTGGAGTTCGTTTTATTATCAACTATGATAGGAGATTAAATCCAACCGAAGTAAAGTTAAATGTAATTCAAGTTATAAAGGACTTTTTTAGAATAGAGAAAATGCAATTCAGACAATCAATAAATTTAAATGATTTACAATATAATATTTTAGGTTTAGATGGTGTGATTGGTATAAAAGAATTAAAATTATTTCAAGATGGAAATACTAGTTATGCCAGTGGTAGAAAACTTTATCAATATCAAGGTGATGGTGATATCGTAGATCTTGGTGAATCTGGATATGGTTTTCAATATAACTTTGAAAATGCCTTACAAGATGGAATAATAAGACCATCTGTTACTCCAGCAGTATTTGAATTAAGAAACCCTAACCAAGACATATATGGAAAGGTAATATAATGCATAAATATTTTTTTACAACCAAAGATACTTTTATTAATAGTGGTTCAGACCAAATTACAGGTGAAGATTTTAAGGATAAAAATGTAGGACAAGACGAGATTCTTGAGTTAAAAAAAGTTTTCTTTGATAGAACGTTTTCTCATCCAACTCGTGTCCTTGTTCAATTTGATACCAATGAGATAGAAACCTACATTAGTTCATCTGTTTTACCAAGTGATTATAAGTTAAACCTTAGACTTTATGAAACAGAAGGTACAAGTGGGTTGACCGAAGAGTATACGGTAGCAGCTTATCCTTTGAGTCAAGAATGGGATGAGGGTGTGGGTAAAGAGTCGGATGTTCCAAAAACAACAGATGGTTGTAGCTGGTTGTATAGAAAAAATAGAGATGGTGCTTCTGAAATAGAATGGACAGATGCTGGTGGAACTTATATTGACAGCGATGAAGCAACACAATCCTTTTCATCAGAGTCACCTGATATTAATATGGACATAACTGATATTAGTAAAAAATGGTTTAGTGGTACTAACGAAAATCATGGTTTACTAATAAGACTTTCTGGTAGTAGAGAAACATCAAGTGGTAGTTTTGAAGACATTAAATTTTTCTCAAGACAGACCAATACAATTTACTCACCAAAAATAGAATTGAAATGGGATGACCATTTACCGGCAACTGGTTCAAATACAGGTAGTTTAACTCAGTTAGATATTAGTGGTAATAGTGAAAACTTTTTATATCCATTACATTTTAGAGAAGCATATAAAGAAAACGAAACTGTTAAGTTTAGATTTGGTGCTCGAAAAAGATACATACAAAAATCATTTACAACATCAGTCCAAACTGTTAGTGGTAGTTTCATACCACATGGTTCGGGTTTTTATTCTATTATAGATATGGCAACAAACGAATCAGTTGTACCTTTTAGTGCTTTCACAACAATGAGTTGTGATAATACTTCCAATTATTTCAAACAAGACTTAAATGCCTTTGAGCCTAATCGTGCTTATAAGATTTTGATCAAGGTCAACCATAATGATGGTCAGGAGATAATCTACGATAACGATTTTGAATTTATATTGAGGACTTAACATGCCTTATCACACTAGAACTAGACAGATAAGCACAAGAACTCGTCAGCAAGATACTGATACACAACAGAGAACTACAACGACTCGTCAGCAAAGCACTCGTGTTCAACCAAGAACCACAACGACTCGGCAGCAAAGTAGTCGTGTTCAACCAAGAACTAGGACAACTCGTCAACAAGATGCAGTCACACAACAGCAAAGTATAGTGTCTCGTCAACCACGCACAATAAATAGACGACAAATTACCGAAACTCAACAACCAAGAGTAACAACTCCTAGACCGATTGAACAAACATCTCAAACTGATATAATCCCACGACAAACTGTAGTTACATCTGATCAAAGTGATGTTGTGCAACCAATTGTGCCAGATGTTAATGTGCCTCTTAACAATCCAATAGTAGAAGTTGGGTTGATTGCATCAAGTCAAGATAATTGGTTTTATGAAATTAGTGGAGAGCCATATGTTGGGTTGTATCATTTGCATGAAGATGGTACTGCAATGATTAATGAGGGTGTGTTGGGTGTAGTTCATGAGCTAAAGCCAGATGAAATAATTATTCAACTTCCCATACCAGAAGTAGAAGTGGATATTGTCGAAACGATAGTAGAACCAGTGTCCTATGAAACAATACAAGAAGTAAGGGAAATAGTTAGTGATGTCATTTACAAAAAATGGTTTGAAAATAATACCTTAAGTGATGAACAAATTTTATCAATGCAAACTACGATAAGAGATGGGATAAAACAAACAGGTCGTAACGAAGACGAACCACTTGTATTTTATAAAAAAGATAGAAATACTTTACAAAATAGACAAGACTTACAAGGAGACAATTTCGAACAAATTTGTAGAAATATTTATGCAAATTCTATTCTTGACATCGAATCTAAATTTACTCTTGAGTTGCCAGAAGAAATAAGCTACCCTAACCCTTTCGATACTGAATTGGCACCTGGTAATTATTATAAATTACAAAGATATGTAATACGATATAATAATGATGATTATATAATAGATGTAGTAATTGCGGAAGAAGTGATTTTGTACCATGATGAAAGTCTTATTCAGACAGAAGAAGTAGGGGATTCCTAATGGCTGCTGTAATAATAGATAGATTTTTTATAAATATTTTAAATCTTAGTCAATTAACAAAACCAAAAACAGGTAAAAAAATAGCACCTGAAAAAGCTAGTGAGGTTTTAGACACTAATATATTTGAATTACTTCCAAATCAAACAACTCGTCAAGATCAAATAAATGACTTTTTTACAGAGTTTGATAATTTGATTGGCCCAACACCAATTTTTCAAGATGTTGATGGTGATGGTGTTGGTGAAGTCATTCAAAATAAAGAACAAGATGAACAGTCTCGTATTAGTTTTGAAAATAAATCAAATGCTTTTATAACAAGGTTAGATAAACAAGCAGAGGGTAGTAGTGTCAATCAAGGAAAAACTCTTGAGACAATGAGAAATAGGTTAAACACCTATCTAGGTGATGTTGACAATGTTATACAAGAGGTTGAAGACCAACGACCTGAATATGAAAATATAGCAAGTGGGTTTCTAAAAATAAGAAAACCAAATCAAGCAATTATAATAAAAGCTCCTAATGATGGCTTATTAGAATTTCAAAAAATAAATTCCAATGGAATTCCAAGTTATTTAGATGATGGTTTTACCATAACCATGTGGGTAAGGTTTGTTGGAAAAACACAAGGTGGAACACTTTTTAATTTTGGTAATCCTTTAGATGAAAATGGTGAAGGATTTAGATTAGAAACAAGAACTAATATTGATAGTGCAGGTAATTATAAAAGATGGATTAGATTAGCAGTCAAAGAGGGTGATGGAATTTTAAGAGACAATCATTGGGGTACTGATAACAGATTGAGAAGAACTGTCAATCAAAGTAATCCTATTGATTTTTACGCTGACGATGTAATACATCAACTTTATCCAAACATACCAACCGATGATTTAAATGAATGGTATTTTATATGTGCTACTTATAATCCAAATGTTAATGAGTTAAATGTGGGTGCAAATAGTCCACTACGAAAAAGTAAAGAATATTGGTTAAACCATCTTGATTTACCATACATTAGTGAGGATAACCCTAGTCAACAAGATATTGATGAGGCTTCCTTCGTATCGAATAGTGAGCTTGGTGCTAAATGTAAAGTAGAAATTATTAGTAAATCAGAGCTTTTAAGAGCACGAGGTTACAAAATAGGTGACTTAAGTATTACTGCTACACAGACAACTACAACTTCATCAGATTTACCGGAGCCTGAGTTAGAGGATACACCTGAAGAAGAACAAACAACAACAGAATTAGCATAAATAAAACATGTCAAAGTTTACTTCCATAGAAGAATTATTCAATACGGCAGAACAGTCTGTAGGTCCACCAACTGAAGGTGGTGATGGTAATCCACAACTAAGAGTATTTCAACCAGATAGAGGTATTGATGTAACTTATAATAACCCAAATTTTACAGGTCAATCTGATACACCAACCTCTACTCAGGTTTTACAAGAAAGAGATAATCGTCAAACTTTAGGAACGGTGACGCTTAACAATAGAGACTATTGGGAAAATTCTAATTTTGATGAAAGTATTTTTCAATCATATGTAAAAGGTAAAATAGAGACTACTTTGAATACCAGACCTATTATCGATGGTAATGAAGAGGAAATTGTTTTTAATGAAAGTTTTGATGTTTCATCGACTTATAGATATTCAATTGATGCTTTGCCATTCGTAACCGATGTAAACAATGATGACGAGATAATTAGATTAGATAGATATTACGATAAAGAAATAAATCCGACTGAATATAATTTAGCAACCGAAGGTAAAATAAATTATTATTTATACCCAAGAACTAGTGGTAGAACGCCATCTCACAATATTGAAACTTATGGTTCAAAACAAAAGTTTACTGGTGGTGGTGGGAAAAATAGATTTGATTTTTATGTATCACAATCTGTATCGTTAGAAAGAGAAGATACTGGCTATTATCTTTTTCGTTTGGATTGGGGTGACGGTAGTCCAAGAGAACATACAAGTGAGTTAAAATTATTAGAAGGCACAACTCTATTAGAGCACTTTTATGAAAAACCAGGCTTTTATTCTATAACAGGATTAGTTTGTGCTATCTACGAAGGTCGTATTATAGGTGGCTACGAGAGGTTTCAAACAAATATTTTATTGAATCCCTCTCGAAGTTATGAATTAAAATTATATGACTTTTCTAATTTTGCCACCATAGGTGGATTGAGTTCAGACTCTTCATTAGTAAAATCTACTGCCAATATAATGGGATTAAACCCGTTAACTTTAAATCAAGAGAATGAAAATGCAACGCCCAAATTAATAGAAAAATTAAATCTATTAGATAGATTAATAATATTTAATTTTTTGAATAAAATAAACTCAGAATTAAATAATAATTTCACAACATTTTTGAATCCATATTCCATTGAGATAAGTGATACAACTGAACAACTCATAGAGACAATAGGGGGTAATTATAATGTTACATTAAATGAAGAAAGTGAGGGTGATGATGACCTTATTAACTTTGGCTTTGGTGATGTGTATTCATCTTTTATTGAGGGCGAAGTCATTGAGCTTCTTGTATCTTTTGTAGAAGGGTATAATGATGTTCAATTAAGACCTTTTATTACAACTCCAACAAATTTAGAAATACAATTAGTAGAACAAACTAATAACAATGCTCGTTATCAATTTATTATGCCAACTTCAGATGTTGAAATAACAGCAACGGCTTTCTTATATTCATTTGAAGTAAATTTAACAAGTACAGCACCTCTTGGAAACACACAGGCTTATGCCGATGGTTCTCAAATTAATGGTAATAATCCAACAATACCATATGAAGTTTTGATTAATGATAATGTTCAAATAGTATTAAATGCTACACCAATACAAAATGAGGGAATGGGGGAAAGCATCTTTCAGAATTGGCAAATAATAAGTGATGAGAATTTTGAAAATAATACAATACAATTAAGTAGTTTGAATACACCTCAAACTATATTAACTATAAATAAAGATGCTGACTCTAATAATTTTGGCACGATTGAAATTAAAGCTAATTTCTTTGAAAATGAAGTAGATACTGGCAGTGACGACACTGGCGGTAATAGTGGAGTTGGTCGTAGACAAACGAGTGGAGTTGGTCGTAGACAAACAAGTGGAGCTGGTCGTAGAAAAAGAGGTGAAGATGGTCGCACAGGCACATATGAAGGAGATGATTTAGTAGATCCAACAGGAGCAGGTTTCTAATGTCAACAATACATCGCGGATTCATTAATAAAAAATTGACCAATACTTTTAAAGATACTTCTTTGAATAATGTTGATATAGCAACCACTAAAGTTTTCAAGGGAGTAAAACCAATGTGGGAACAACTAGGATTTGAAAGTGATGATAGTGATGTCCCAAATGAAAAAATTTATTGGAAAAATATAATACCGCAAGACTATAATTTTTTCGATTTACCCAATAGTTTTGAAATAAAAAATGTTGAGGTCAATAGTGATATTGGAGTTTCTAATGGTATGAAAACGCCAAGACAATCTTATGATGAGATAATTGTAATTGATGATGGTCCCCAAGAATGGAGTGAAAACTATTTATATCCTATTTTACCAAAATTAAATAAGTTTGGGGTTTTTGATGATGATGTAAATGTAGAAACCTCTTATGGAAATGCATCGATAGCTCCTATAACAAATATAGATGAAACAGATAATAATCTATTATTAGACGTTGATTTTAACCAAAATGATACTGATGATTTAATTGACAAAACAGAGATAAATAAAATAGAATATAATCAAGATTTTCAATTGTCTCTTGATAAAAACCTAAGACTTCAAATCGATACTTTAATAATACCAGATGGTATAGAAACAGAAAAATCAGAACAGGCATTTTAATGGAATATTCTAAAAAACAACAATATCCAAGTTGGTTGACGCCAGGTGTTTATCCAAATGGTTCTATAAATGAACTTGGATTGAACAATGATAATTTAGAAGATTTTTCTTTAGGAAATTGGAATTCCATCGTCAAAGATAACAGAATCTTTCCACTGAGATTGCTAGACGTTCCTAGTCCGAAGGGAAGACCCGTTGAAATTTTGTTTGATGAACAAACATTTCTAAGTGGCTTAAATCGTATTACATACTCAAGAGATGTGAACGGTCAAATTATACCTGACAGTATCTCCGATGTTGAATCATTTCCTACTTTAATTCCGTTACTTCCTGATGGTGGTGGAGAAACACTCAATCCCGATGACATTCCGAATCGAGTGCTAAACACAGAAGATCCAACAGGCACTCCAATATTTATATCTCAAATAGCAATTATGAGACACTTCGCAATATACGGTAATTACTATACAGGTGAAAATATCTACGATCAATTTAGTAATATTCGAGATGGTTGGCCAGACGATAGAACTTTTTTTAAGAACGTTGACACAATTGGTTTTTTAAAACCAAGAGATGTTAATGAGGAAAATGCTCGTCTAGTTTTAGAATTAGATAGTGGTGATTCAATGGGTTTGACTTATGAGTATTCAATACCACAAGGTGTATTCGGAAATCAATTTGATTTTACTCACGAGTTGTTTTTTCCAAATAGATTAAAAATAAAAAACCCAACAGAAAATTCTTTTATTTTTGTTGAGACTATTACTGCACCACCAGAAATAAGCAACTCAGGTTTTTTTGAAATCGACCTTACTCCTATTACAAATGAAATAACAGTGGGAAATGATATAAGAGGAGATTACTTAGTTGGTTTAGGTTTTCCATCTTTCGAATACAACGATTTTTTTGGTAATGAAGAAATTGTCAATAGTCTAAAACCTAAATCTGTTTCTTTTTTGGTAGATACATCAACTGAAAATGAAAATGAATTTTTATACTACGATATAGACGAGGATGAGACTAAATATCTCGAAACATCTTATCCGGTAAAAGTCAACTTAAGGATGAGTATATTCGGTGAGTCTTTTACAAATCCTACTTTACAACCTTATTCACCAACACTAAACAATCTATATTATTTGGATGAAAGTCAAGATATCGCTTCATTAATTAACGACTTGAATTTTAATTTATCTAATTCTTATTTTACCTATCAGGTTATACAGTGGGGAGATGAAAATAATTTATTATCAGATGAGCAGATTGAACAAACTTATTTTTTTAATTTATATGATTTGCCAGAGTATCCATCTTATGATAACTATTTTTTGAAAAAATGGTATGCCTCACAGATTCGTGAATCAATCCCACTCGAGCAAACAGATAGCCATGTTTACAATCAACCGGGTGTGAAGTCTATAAAAATAGTAATCTATAGATACGATGATAGTAGGTCATTGTTATTACAAACATATCTTGTGACTAAAAACATAGTTGTAAATGATGGACTTTTACAATCTCAAGATTTTGCTGTATTTGGTGGAACTGATTTTAATTTTTTACCCATTGGAGATAATCAAGCAATAATAGGTGGTTTTAATAAATCATCAGAGTATCATTCGTCTGTATCTAGAATAGTAAAGGATGACAATTTTGTTTCAGAAGATTATCTACAAAAAGCATCAGCAAAAGATTATGTTGAAAAAATAAATAGTAATCTTTTAGGAGAGCAACCAGGTCAATTAGATTTAGGACAAACAAGATTTTTTTCAGAGCCAAGAGACATTTATGACTTTATTGGTGGTAATAAGTTGGAATGGATAACAGATGGTTTTGGAAGTTTACCAATCAATAGTTTAGCTACTGATATATTTATAAGAGATGATGAATGTACTATTGATATGAATCCACCAAATAATGAATTTTTATCTATACAAAACCAAGCTGGTACAGATGAACAAGGAATTCTTATTGGGGACTATGAAGTGAATCAACCTAAAAATGGTCGAGTGCAAAAACAAGGTGTGATGAAAACACCTTTATTGGAAACCATAAATGATGAACAGGCATTTTAATGGAAATATTACAACCATATAATAATAATACTTTACAATTAATATCGGATGAAACTTCATATGAATTTACACCTGATTTGTTACAGAGTGGTGTAATTAAACTATCGGTATTTTCAAGTGTTGGTGGTTTTTTAGATTCTACTGAACTATCAAAAGATATTGACTTTTATGTAAGGGACAATGACCTTTTTATTAAACCTAATGAGTTTTTAGACAGAAACGGTTTTAGTGAAGGTAACTATAATTTACAATATGATTTTTTAGAAAGATTGGATACTAGTGGTTTACATTTGTCAGAAGTATCACCAAGTCGTAACGAAATAAGATTAAGTGTAGCAAGTGGTTCTATAAATAATCAAGATGATATTGTTTCATTTATGCAAGGTGATGAAGATACTTATCAGTTTAATACTTACTTGGAATTATCACAAGGAAGATTAATTCCTATTAATGGATATGCTTTTGATAATGTAACTGATAATAAAAGAACTTTAATATTGAAATTAAATCAACCATTACCGGGTGATGTGCCAGTGTTATCAATTGATTTTAATATATCAAATAAATTTTTATCATCGCAAACCGAAACAATATTTTTTATTGACCGAGAAGGTCTTGCTATAAGTGGATTAGGTCTAACAATAGACGAGGGGTATTCTACAACACCAACTCACGAGGAAGATTCATATGTTAATTATAATAATATCACAGGATCCTCTGGTGAAAATCTTGTAGAAGAAATAACTCGTCAACAAAAAGACCTTAATCTTAATATTGATTATGGAAAATTTGATGGTCATGTTTTCTTTGGTTCAGCAAAATCCAAATTACAAAACTTTAAAACTAAAGCAGTAACATTAGAAGGATTGTATTCTCAGTTAAGTTCATCTCTTGCTTTTTCAAGTAGCTTAAGAGTAGTAGAAAAAAGAAAAGATTTATTTAGACAAATAAGAAAAGTAGAAGATGAGTTTACACACTATGAACATTTTATGTATCATGACGGACACAGTTATTCTACTTCTTCTGCGCCAGGTGTTGGTCAAAATTTTGCTGGAACTAATTACAATAATTTAATTAATAATGATTTTACTAAGTTACAAAACTTAGATGGATTTGATAGAGTCTATAGAAAATCAGAAGATGGATTTATACATCTTTTTACAGATGTATACAACGTAGAAAACGAACCTTTCTACAGTTCAGATGATAAGTTTTATCTTTCTTTTGTTTTACGAGGTGGAGGACCTGATAGTCAGTATGACTTAAACTTTGCTTCTGGCGGTTTTGCTAATGAAAGATATGATAGGTCTGGTGGAGATGAGGTAGGGGACTATGGGTATTTTAATGGAAGACAAATACCACATAACGCTTGGAGTGGTTCTGTTATAGCAAATCCACAAACAACTGGCTCTCATTACCAACGATATATTTTTCAAGCACAACAAAGTTTTTTTAGACCAACAAAAACTGGTGATTTTGGGTTGATAACAGGTCTTGAGGATTATAGTAAGACTTCCACATCTTGGGAAATACTCTCTGGTTCAAATCCAATATCGGCTTCTACAAGTGGTTCAATTGGTGATGGTTTTGCTTACGGTATTTATGATTTAACTGGTGTTTATAATTCATATGTATTTCCAAATCAAATTAAAGACGATGGTACATTGGGGATGGAAGATTTTGTTACAGGTTCAATATTACCACAAGGAGATTTGTTTCCATTGTTTACACAAGAAAGTGGAAATAAACAAGCATTCTTTGCTGATGTAGTTGTATCGAAAAACAACCCAACTAATATACATCCTTTCTCAAAGATTTATAGACCACCAAGTGGAAGTTATGATGGTTCATCGGAATGGAATGATTGGTATGATACGATGCACACTATAGCTTCTGATTATGACGATAATAATATTCATTCTCTGGTTAACAACTTACCTACTTTTTTAAGAAAAGGTAGTGATCATCAAACTCTTCGTGATTTTGTAAATATGCTAGGAGAACAATTTGATTTGTTAAGAAGTTATATTGACAACTATCATAACATTTATAAACTTGGATACACAAATCCAAATGGAATGCCAGACAATCTTTTACCCATTATTGGAAACTCACTTGGGTTTGATTTAAGAAATCCACTTACTGGTAGTCTTGATAATTATTTAGAGTCAACTCGTGGTGACCAAATTGGAGATAAAAAGGCTATTAGTTCACTTTGGACAAAAATATTAAACAACTTAGTTTATATCTATAAAACAAAAGGAACTCAAGAAAGTATTAATACTTTATTAAGTTTATATGGATACGATCCTACTTCATTTAAATTGACTGAATATGGTGGCTCAAGAGAAGAACATAATCCAAGTGTTGTTACCAATAATGTTGCTAATGATTTGGAAAATGGAATAAAAAATGTTGTCGGAAATGTTTCTTTTAGAGAAAAAACAGAGGCTCAAAAATCATTAAATTTGTCTTCTGCTTCTGATAAATTAGCACTAGATTGGTACTCTAATGATGCCGAGCCAAACGGAATAGAGTTCATTGTTAAAACTACTAGAACTAACAACGAACAAAAAATATTGAGGTCAAGTGGTTCTGAAGATAATTGGGATTTAAGAATTGTCCCATCAGGCTCATCTACTACTAGGGGTAAAATTGAATTCAGATTAAACAATAGTCTAACAGGTTCTTTGCCACTGTCAACTAATTCTATATCAATGTCTACTGATTTTATTGACAACATAAATGATAATAACTTTTTTAATGTTATGTTACAGAGAAATATTGTAACATCTTCTGCTGAAGTCACACAATCGTATAGTTTATTTGTTGGTAGAAAAGATAGAGATAAAATAAAAGATATTCAACATATTAGTATGTCATCTTTTAATATTAATGCTAATAAAAACTTTATTACTTCTTCAGGTCAGTCGTCAAATAACTTTTTGATTGGTGAAGAAATAACAGGTTCTATTGCTGAAGTGAGAGCTTGGGATTCTGTAATTAGTATGTCTAAATTTAAACAACATATTCTCAATTACAAAAGTGTTGTTGGTGGAACAGCAACGGCTCCAAGAGATAATTTAATATATCATTACCCACTTAATGATAGTCCAAATACTTCAACTATAAAAGACATATCATCTACAAAAAAAGTAAAAAACTTTGATAAGACAATATCATCGCAACCAAGTTTAACTGTCAAGAGTTCTACTACTGATGTCAAAAACTTTTCATTTCAAGTAAGAGGAAGTGATGTTGTGAGAAGTGATAGACAATATTACATTGGTTCTGACATGAAATATTATGGAGAATTAAATCCAAGTACAAGAACTTTAGGATTACCTTATAATCCACAAGATAATCAAGAGGTAAATGTAAATAAAATAGGAAAATCATTTTCTTATGTGGACGCTATTGATGCCCTTGTGATAAACGCTATGTCTGATTTCGTATTAGATGATTTCTTAGATGATTATGACAACAATGGTATTTATGATGAGTTAATAACTTTAAGAAGACAACTTATCGATGAACGATTAATAACAGTAGACGTTGTTAATAATCTGTCTATGGTAGAATCACATATAGACAATCCTGAATTTATAGACTCTATGGAAAAGTTATTACCAGCAAACACAAAGTTAGAGTTTTCATACGAAATTAAAAATGATACTCTATTTAGACCAAGAATAAAAAGAGCTGCTTTACAGACACAACTTAATCCGAACAAAGCAGAAGGTTCGACTAATTTAACAGAACCAACTCTTAGTATAAATTTTAATGAAAATAAACATGAAAAATCTATTAACGTTCTGACCGATGAAGTAAATATAAGTGGATTGTTAAATGAAAATAAGCATAAAGAATCTATTGATGTTCTGACCGATGAAGTAAATATAACATCTACCTTTAATGATAAAGTCCATACGAATAAATCTGCTCCATTAGACATTATTGATTTATCAGATTCATTAAATCAAACTGTTTTCAATATAGAGCTAAGTAACTTTACTAATTTGCTTTTCGGTTCTAAAAACGAGTTTTATAAAAATGCTGGAAAGGATGAAAATCAAACTTTCTTTAAATCTGGTAAACCAGGTAGTGACGGAAACTTTAACACATACAGATACGATGGTAGATTTTTCTTTAAAACAATCGGCGATATAGAGGAGTTTTTTCCAACAAGTGGTTCATACAAAAATAGAATAGGAACAAATGCCAAACAACCTTTCAATCATCATGACAACTTTAGATATTTTGGAAATCGTTATTATGTAGATAGTGGAAGTGGATATACTTACTCATCTTTCTTTGGTAGTGATGATGCAACTGTAGATGGTAGAATGGTAGGTAGAACACTTTTCTTTAAATCAGATGATGATGGGAATATCACATATCCTATCAATCATTTCTTTAAAGTAGGAACTAGTAAAGATGGTTTAATAAATCTTATTTATAAGGGAACACAAAATGATGGTACTAATCCACCACAATTCGATCCTGAATTAGATGTTTTACCGTCAACACCAGCGTACAAAATAAATGTAGGTGGTTCAGATACCATCAATAAGTTAAAAGTAATAAGGTAAAATATTTTTTGGATATATTTATAAATGAGTAATATTATAACTTAAAGGATTACGATTATGGGAATTTTAGATAATGATACAGTAATAGTAGATGCCATTCTAACAAAATTAGGTCGTCAGAAGTTAGCTAATGGACAACCATTGGGCGTTACACAATATGCGTTTGGAGATACAGGAGTTGATTACACTCTTTACAATGCTGACCACCCAAGTGGTTCAGATTCATATGGAAGTGCTATAACTTCTCTTCCGATGTTAGAGGCTGTACCAGATGATAATGTATTTTTAAGATTTAAATTATATGGTGAAGGTGAAAGGAATGTACAGAACTTTTCTTTTATCACCATAACAAGCGGAACTTCTGTTACTATAACAAAAGTTGCTGGAGAAACTGAAAGTAATCCTATTACAATAATACCAAGAGTTTTTCCAAGTATTGATAATGCCACATACAATTTCAAAGTATTAGATATGAGGGGATTAACAGCTTCAGGAATAGCACTAGAACAAATAAATATTGGTGGAAATTTTACACTTGAAAATTTACCACCATTTGACCATCCAGATCCTGTAATTGCTAATATAAGTGAAGCACAAACCTTAGTATTAAATGCTGCTCCACAACAAATCACTTCACAAAGGTCAATAGGTGTGGAAGTATCTAGAGATGGTGCTGCTCCAGCATTCGTAACTGTAACAATTAATACAAACAACACAACAGCGTAGGGTTTGAACCATGATGAAAACATTTAATATAGCAGAAGATACTATAACAACACAGATTACTGTAACCAACGGATTTTTTGATGGTGGTGTTGGAACACTTGCTGGTTCTAACCTTTCTACATCTTCGTTGTCTTCGACACAGAAATCTTATTACTATAATCTACAATATAACTCTAAAGACCATTTTAGTGTAACTTACGGTCATAAGGGTGGTAGTGGTTCTGCTGAAGAATCAGCAACTACAGAGGGAACAACACAGGCAATATACAAACAGTTTTTTAATTTTGTAGAACCAAATGCCGAAAACATAAGAGATGGTGCAGGTTGGTCTATAGTTGATGGAACTGATGGTACTAATGCAGTATCTCAGCCAGATGTTTATATTATTGCTGCTGAAAGATTACAGATGAAAGATAGACTAAATCCAGGCACATGGACAGTAACTCTTTCTGGTTCGTTATCTAATGGTGCTGCTCATTCTTTATTATTGACTGATGATTCTAAAAACGTAGATGCTACATCTGTTCCATTTGGTCCAAGATTTAATATTGTGTCTGGTTCTGCTGGAACTGTTCACACGGCAGCTACAACAAAGAATTATGGATTCTTCTATCCTGATGCCGGTCTATTGGTGCTAAGTGCCAATGCTGTTTCATCAAGTTTGCCAGGTGATCCTGGTTTAGTTCAAAGTGGAAGTGGTAATCCATCATCTCAAGGTACAGGTCTAGCACCTGATTTAAGAGTTGCTGATGCCGTAGACAATGCTAATAAAATTGCACTAGCATTACAAAAGGGTTCAGTAACACTTCGCTCAGAAGAACAACAGTATGTTTTTGATTACTTCTGTAGAGCTAGAGCTAGTGAATTCAATCTTTCACAAAATTTAACTTTTTGGAGTGGTTCAACTTATGAGATAAGACATGATGACATGGTAACAAATCCTCAAACTTTTATAAGTGAAGTTGGATTATATGATGACCAAAACTCTTTATTAGCCGTGGGTAGATTAAGTTCACCAATAAATAAAAATTTTAGTTCTGAAGCAATCGTCAAGGTTCGTTTGACTTACTAATGTCATGGGATGCTTAAACAATTCACACCTGAAAACCAAAATACTTACGAGTATAAAGCACATAAGTCATTTACTTTAACTCAGGCAGATGTCACAAGACATCAGTTTTTAAATAACTCTTCAAATGAAGTTTCTAAAAGTTACTACGACTTTGCTCGTGTAAATTTTTATCTTAGTGGTTCTACAAATGATAAATATACTGAACAATTTAATATAGGAAACGATGGTTCTGGATATAATACTTTTTTAACAAAGTTTTATGATACTGGTTCAATTGTTTTTATTCCACAAAATAAATTTGATGTAGAAATAAAAAGAGGTAGTTTTCAGTTAATTGACACCACTACAAATGCTATCATAGTGGACGATAGTAATGGAAATCTTTATTCTACAAATGCAACATTTTCACAATCGGTGTCGGCACTGTCATCATCCGATAACTATATAGGAAATATTTTTTATAATGTTGGTGCTTTTGCTATTACCGAAACAGCTTCATTTGATGGTTCACAAAATTATACAGATGTAACAAGTGGTGACTACACAATTACATACAAAGGCACGACCGTAATAAATACATATGAATGGACTTGTGATGCCGTACCAAATGAATTAAATAATACGACTAATGTAACTGTATTCAATTCAAATGGATTAGGACAATTAAAAGATAATTTAACAAGTAGTAATTTTCCAACTTATATAACAGAAGTAGGATTATATGATGAGCAAAACAGTTTAGTGGGTTATGCAAAACTTTCTAAAGCAATACCTAAGAGTCAAAAGATACCAATGAAGTTTTTATTAAGAATGGATTACTAATACTTATTAGTGTAACTTACAGGAGAAATAAATGGAAAGTCCAATATCAAAATTTGTAAATTGGCAATTATCAACTGGTCAATTAGATCATTGGACATCTTATCATATAGCAGCTGGTTTAGCTATTGCGAAGATTGCTCAATGGTTGGGTTCATCCGATTTATGGGCAGTTCTTTGGGTATTAATAATCGGAATTGCTTGGGAAATATTTGAATATATCATAGAGGATTGGAGAGTCTATGGTAGTAAAAAGAAATGGGCTTGGAACACGGCAGCCGACATCATAGTCGAAGTTGGTGCAGCGTGGTGGATGGTTCTTTAAAATTAACTTTAGGAGAAAACAGATGTCAAAGAAAATTATATTAGGGATACTGCTATCCTCATCTTTGTTTAGTCAGAACTTTTTTACTAACTTTTTTAAGTATTCCACAGCTTATTCAAGTTTTAGTTTAAATGCTCCTCGCTATCAAGACGATAGATTTGCAATTGTTGGTGGTCTATCAACTGGTGTGTTGCAAGTAGAACGAACTGAAAGAGAATTGAAACCTGATTTCCAAACATCATTTGGACTTCGTAAGATTGGTAGATTTCAGTACGAAGCTAAAAGAGGTGTAAAGTCTGCAGGCAAAGGTGGTGTTTGGTATGATGGCTCAGAACAAAATGCAAATGAAAGTGCTACATTCGGTCCCGTAAAGGGTTGGGAATACTTAATAAAATTCTCAGAAGGTAGACAATGGGGTAACGAATACTTAAATCAAGAATATTGGTTAAGATACATTGGCGACTTTGTTATGGCAAAAGTTGGATGGACTGAGTTAGGTCTTGAAGATATTGCTTATGGGCAAGGTGACATTAGATTACATCTAACACCAGAGGCATTAGGAAACAAACTACATTTCTCTGTTGGTCTAAAACATAGACAACATCCTGTGTATGGATTTGATGCCATGGTATTAGATACTACTTGGTATAAAGGTCAATGGTGGAACTTTGCTGAAGATGCTTTTGGTATAGATGATAATATGTGGTATGACTCAACTATGATTGACCCGAACTCGCCTACTGGTTGGAAGAAGAGAACACTATACGAGGTTGATCCTGTAACAGGTGAAATCAGAGAGGTGGAAGGTTCTGGACCTTTTTGGAATGAAGGTGGAGAGTATTGGGGACACGATTGGTTGTGGAGAGATGAAGAAGGTAGAATATTTGCTTATACAGATAGAGAATATTTTATTTACCACTTTCCAAAAATGTTAGAAAATTACATAGGTGGTGTAAAAAAAGACTTGGGATATCAAAGTGAAACATCTTTAGTTTTAGGTGTTGATTGGTATCACTATGATGAAAAGTGGTGGTTACATGCTTGGGGTAATTGGCTACCTTATCACTATGGTCATTCAAAACATGCCTATCATAATGCTGCTCATTATCAAACTCATTTAGAAGAAGGTGGTGAAGCAAGTGATTTTATGTATATGAATCCAATGTGGCACGATTGGAATGATTATGACATTGGTGCAATCTTAGGTGTAAAAATAAAAGAAAACTTAGGTGTATTCACCGAAGGTCGTTATCTGTATTATTGGGAAAGACCAGCATACGATATTAAATTTGGTCTTAATTATCAATTCTTAAACTAGGAGATAATTATGTGTGACTGTTGTGGATGTGATTGTAATTGTAATTGTGGAAAATAAATGAATGGTGACATCAAAATCGGTAAATTGTTGTGTGATGAGGATATCATTACTAAAAGACAACTCAACAAAGCCTTACAAGTTCAGGTAAAGGGAGACAAACGTACTATTGGTGAAATACTTGTAGATCAAGGTTTTTGCGACTTTGATGACATCACTAACGCATTATTAAACCACGATTCAGACACGGAGAAACACGAGGAAAAATCAGAAGAAATACATGCTGAACCCACGCCAATAAAAGAAAAACCTAAAGAAAAATCAAAATCAAAGAAAAAAGAACCTATAGAAATAAGTGAAGATAAAGTATTAGATACTAAATTCACATTATCTGTACAAACAATGATAGCAGCTGGAACTGGTCTAGCATCATTAATTGGTATGTGGTACACTCTACAAGGTGAAATTGAAGAGGCAAAAGAATTACCAAAGATAAATATAGAAGAGATTTTTACGGATGAATATCCATCCAAACCTGACGGTCACAATTGGCCAAGGTCTTATGAACAATACAAGAATCAAGTTGGAGGTCTACAAGAGGATATGGATGCTGTGTATGACGCATTAGATGAGTATGAAGAACTCATCAAAGAATTACAAAAAGATATCAAAGACCTTGAACGAAGGAAAAGGGATAAATAGGAGTCTGTTATGAAAAACATATTGAGATTATTACTATTCCTGTCTGTTACATTTTCACAAGTAAATGACAAGAACTTTAAATCAGAAATCAATGGTGGAATAGTAGTTGCTATCTTTTCATCTGAATGGCAAGAACAAGATGTAGATGAAAAGATACTAAAAGGTGTTAGTGGATATCAAGATTGTAAAATAATTAGAGTTAAAAGTGAGGATGCTCCTAAAGTTGTGAAAAAACTAAGGTTTAGAAATTTTCCATCGATGGCATTATTCTATGATGGTAGTAAAAAAGAAACTTGGAAGGCTGACATGGATGGTGAGTTGGATATTAGTAATAAGGATATAAAAGGTGCTATTGATGATGTTTTATCGGAAGATGTATTTTAGGAGAATATTATGAGTAAATTGAATGATTTTATGTTACAATGGGGAACTGATAAGTTTCTACACTTTATGGCTGGTGCTGCTGGTTTTGCAATAACACATTCTTGGATAGTGTTAGGTATTTTGGCATTTGGTAAAGAGTTATATGATAGATATAATTCATCAAGTGGTTGGAGTAATCCTGATGCTTTTGCTACTGTGTTAGGTGGTGTTGTGGCATTTGTTGGTATTGTTTGTTGGAATTTTGTTACAAGTAAATTACCGTTTGTAATTTATTGATACACTTTTTAACAAGTGTAACATTTTGAAAACCTCATTTTTAAATGGGGTTTTTTATTTTATGCTATAAATTCAATAATATCAACATAAATAAAAAAAAATAAAAAAAGTTTGTAAAATAACAGTTTGTGGTACAGTTATTGTACTATAAGTATAGAACAACTAACGGAGACAAAAATGTTTTCAAAACTAAGAAAAAAACTAAAAGGTAGAAGAGGCCAGTCTCTTGCCGAATTTGCAGTAACAACTGCGATGATGGCAACACTTGCTACTACTGCCGCACCTAAGTTCTCTGGCGTAGGAGAAGGTGCAAAAGAGAAGAAGACTCTAGCAGACATCGATAAGATAATGAAATCTGCTAACAATTTTTATAATGCTAAGGTAACATCAGAAGGTCGTGGTAGATTTCCTGGTCAGGTAAAGTACAACGAAAGTGTACCTGATAATAATGGTGGATATGCTAACGAAGATTTACTTCTCGCTAGTATCGATGTATTCGAAACTTTTGAAAGTGAAGAAGCATCCAAATGGGCTTCTGTGTTTGGAACAGCAAATTTAGAATCACCAGCACCACAAGGTTCTTCTGTGAATGTATCAGAAGATGATGATAATGATGGTTCATTTGATCTTACAGCTGGTGCCGAAGAGTTCTTGAATGAGTTTGGTGGTAATGCTATCAAATCACCTTTCCAGGATGGTCACTATATCTACACAGTAATTGCTGGTGGTGGAAGTGGACAACAATCCTATTCTCCAATTCTTTATATTGCAGATTTGGAAAGTCCAAAGAACTTTAACAAAAAATTACAACCTTAAAATCAGACTGGAGAATACAATGAATAACAAAGGATTCACATTAATAGAACTAATAATGGTTACTATCATTTTAGGGATTCTTGCAGCAGTAGCTATACCAAGATATGTTGGTGTAGTAGACAAAGCAGAACAGGCTGCAGAAGATGCTATAATATCTTCTGTTAAGGCTGGTTTGGAAAACTATGCTGTCGAACAACTTCTTGATAATGGTAGAAAGAGTTGGCCAACCCATCCTTTTGATGCTTTAGACCAAGTACCAGTAGGATACGATTCAACAGATGTTGATAATGCTGATACCGATGGCGAGTGGACATTCAATACCACAACCAACAAAATCACACACCAACGAAAAGATAACACTCGTTATGCTTGGGCTTATGACAAAGGAGTTCAAACAGGTGACAATGCTGGTGTTGGTTCAATTGGTGCTAGAGAAGCTATTGTAGATTAGAGGGGATACCAATGAGAAACTCAAATGCTGGTTTCACATTGGCAGAGATGGTTGTTAGTATTGCATTAGTGGGAGTAGTAATGTCATTTGCTATTCCCACTTTTAGTAATGTAACTATGGATACCCAACGACAAATCAATCTTGCTAATATGTCTATTATCAGAGACACCTTTTTAAGATATTATCAAGAGACACATATGAAAGGTAATCCACAACTTCCTACAGAGCCAGAAAATAATTTGTTAGATGGAGAATATCGTCAAATAGTATTATCTGATGGTAGAACTCCTAATCATTTGTTTAGTGGAGATTTGCCATTTAATTCCAATCAAAATCCATTCAAATATGAAATAGAATCAGATACATCCGAGCAAGGATATATAACTAAACTATTTATTATTAGTGATGTGGACGAAGATAGTCCATCATATGAGGAACATATAATTGGAGAAATCTAGTGAATAAAGGATACACTTTATTCGAGCTTGTAGTAGTGATTTTATTGATTGGAATACTAAGTGCTGTAGCTATTCCAAAGTTTGAAAAAAGAATTGAATTAGAAGAATTAAAAGCAGAAAAACAATTTGCTTATCGATTGTGGGAAGAGTTAGAATTGTATGCTGATATTCAAAAAGAATTAACAGACACCGATGTTTGGCCTGAACATCCACTATCTGTATTAGGTAGAACTAGAGGTGTAATAGTCACTCTTGATTTGGGAATACCTGATGAAGATAATGAGTGGCAGTTTGATGGGACAAAACTATATCATAGGAGAATGAATAATGAGATTTGGTATTTTGAATACAACCCTAATACTTTTTATTTGTCTGAACTTCCAATTAAGTTATAGTCAAGATGTACAAAGGACATCTGAAATCAAAAGAGATGTTGCGTATGGACAAGATTGTGATGATACAGAATATCGTAATGAATGGGGAACACCTAATTGGAAA